GGATATATCAAACTAACAGGCATATTTATTACTATTAAAAATATGTTCTTACTTAACTTTAGTGGTCACTAAAGTTAAATAGCTATTCAATTGTTAAAGTACAATTAACTCAATGGATAATGAGTATTTTGTAATCTCTCATTTTTATATTGTTCTATAAAATTTTGTCTACCTATTCTGGCGGCGGACTTGCTGGATGTTTTTAATGTGCTGGCGATTTTCAAATTTTGCGGGTTTAATACGTTCGTTGGTATTAATTCATCCAGCGGTACAAACTCGAATTGCTGAAGCGAATAATTCCACATTTTCTTATGTCCAGCTGGAGCGGCGATATTATAAGATTTTCTGGCACGTTTTTTTGCCAGCTTCTCAGCCTGTCGTTTTTGGTAAAACTTTCTAGCATTATTTTTACTCATTGCTTCGCCGTCCTTATGTATTAAAGAATAGTGCCTAACTAGCTACGTGTCAAGCGGTGTTAAACATAGTTAATTGGCTATACGGTAATGAATATATGTAGCTTGAGATTATAGATAGATTTTAATGACTGTCAGCTATTGGTGTAATGTGGCGTATATCTCGTACCATTAGCCGCCGTTAAATATTGCCAGTAATAGTGCTGCTGAAATCGCCAGCTGGGGCGGAGCTGGAGCGGCAAAAATTGACACCAGGTAAACCGCCAAAAATCTCCCAGCAAAACAAAAAAATCTGACGTTCTGAAGATTATCTGAAATCATGTTCGGCAATTGAACACACCGTCCAGATATCGCCGTTTTTTCGAGCAGAACATAATAGGAACACGCGTTCTATTTTTGTTCGACTTGACAAATGATGAGCCGATTGCCTTTGGCGGCCCCTCATCTTCTCTATGTAGTGTCTCGCACAATTTCTCGTAATTTTAGGGGTATGACATGTCAGAGTATGTCATATGACAGTCATAGTGTTTGTGCCTACAGTATGTTTTAGTATAGTGCTTTCATGGAAGTAGCGTAGCTTGAAGAGCGGAGCGAAAGACATGAAGATCCTGGTCTAAGGGGATGGGAGAAAGGGGGGGACTATAGGGGGGGAAAGAGGGAAGGGGATTTCTTTTGAAAGTTTGAAAACTTTTCTTTGTGATGTTTGACATGTTTTAGGAATATGGTGTATTTTAAAAAAGAGCGTAGGGAAACAATATTTTTACTGTCCTTATCCTATTGGTACATATTATGTCGTTGGATACAAAACTAAATATCTTGCAAATACTTTGATTCTAAATTATTAATTTTTTAAATTATCCCTACGTTCATACAAGGAAATTATGGCAAAGAAACGTACATACAAATCTCCAGCATGGACTAGAAAGGCTGGACAAAATCCAAAAGGTGGGCTTAACAAAAAAGGTCGAGCATCCTACAAACGACAAACTGGCGGTACGTTAAAAGCTCCTGTAAAGTCAGGAGACAATCCTAGAAGAGCTTCTTTCCTAGCTAGGATGGGAGCATCTAAAGGGCCTGACTTTGATTCAAAGGGTAAGCCCACACGTAAACTTTTATCACTTAGGGCATGGGGTGCAAGTTCCTCTGCCGATGCCAGAAAGAAAGCTCGAGCTATCAGTGCTAGAAACAAAGCAAAGAAATCTAGAGGTAAAGCATAATGGCTAAAGCAAGACGAGGATTATATGCTAATATTCATGCTAAACGTAAAAGAATAAAAGCAGGCTCTGGCGAAAAGATGAGAAAGCCAGGTCAGAAAGGTAGACCGACAGCTAAAGCATTTAAGCAATCAGCAAAAACTGCAAAGAAGAGGAGAAGATAATGCCTAGAGGAAAAGGAACATACGGATCAAAACGTGGGCGACCACCTAAAAGAGATAAAAGAAAGAAAGGAATGAGATAATGCCACACGTACCAGGTCACGTTGACGAAAAAAACCCAGACGTTAATATTGCAAACATGCCTTCTCCTGAATTTTTAAAAATGTTAGAAGCTCAAAAATTATTTAGTGAATTAACAGGAAAAGGTTTTTTTGTTGACCCAAAAGGTCAACCTTTGCCTAAACAAAAACAATCACGTGTTCCAAATTATTTAGAAGATTATTCAGGCGGTATGGGTAGTACAGCAAGAACTGTTATGAATCCTCAAGAATTTATTTCTTTTGCACAAAGAAATCAACAGGCACAACCGCAAACCCAACCTACAATAGAAGGTTTGTTACCTCAAGGTATGACACAAGAACAAGCTCCTAATGATTTTTTAATACGAATAATTAGAGGATTAATTTTAAGATTGCAACAACAACAAAATATGCAATCACAACCAACTCAAAATCCTTTGATGCCTGATTCAAATGAAATGAACTCACAAATGTTAATGCAAACTCCTGGAGCTCGTGGATATTAATGTCACGTAAAAAAGCTACGGATATACATCCTGGTTTAATTGCAGCTACAATTGCATCAGCTGCAAAAAATCAAGGTTACGGATCTCAAATAGATGGATGGGATGAGTTTAGTTCTGAAATGAAATCTTTTTTATGGGTTAGACAATTCCATTCTAAAGATACAGGAGCATTAGCATATATAGGTAGAAGTCAATCATGGTTAACAAAGTGGGTAAACAGAAATTCAGATTTTAAATATGCATGTCATAATGTACGACAAAAATCTGTAGGAGTAGATGAACTACCTAACAATGAACTTAAACGTGTAGCAAAGTGGCATTTAGTACAAATGCTTAATGATCCTGAAATACCAGTAGAAAAAAGATTAGCCGTAATAAAACAAATACAATCTTTACCAGATGAAGAAGGCCCAACTAAAGGAGCAGGTAGAGGAAAAGTAAAACCTAAGATACGACCTGTCACAGCAGATGACATGAAACCTGGAGCAGTTCTTCCTGACAGAAGAACACCTAAAGGACAATTAGAAGATGACTCAATTGCTACGGACAAGATACTCTCCTCATGAAGGTCAGATTGAAGTCCATACATTAAATGCAAAAGAAAAATGGATAGAAGCAGCTAGACGCTGGGGAAAATCACGTTGTGCTCTTGGAGAATTAGAAGCTGCATACTATGAGTCTCTTGACAGATCATTAGATCAAATTAACAAATATCAACTTGTACCACCAGGTTTTCACGCATGGGTAGTCGCACCTTCATATGTTCAAGGTAGACAGGCATGGAATGAAATGTTACAGCTACTAGACCCATCGTGGATTAGAGATACAAATCAAGCTAATATGACTATTACACTCAATGGCCCTACAGAAGAAGTGTGGGGACTCATTGAATTAAAATCTGCTGACAATGCTCAATCTCTACAAACTGTTGGTTTAGATTTTTTATGGGTGTCGGAATCTCAAGATATTCCAAATGCAGCTGCTGAAAAACTGCGACCTACCCTACGCCAAGCTGGTCGCATGGGTAAAGCTGTATATGAAGGGATTCCGTCACTTTATCCAGAACATTGGTTTAGACGAGGATGTGCCGCAGCTGAAAGAGGTGCACATAAAAACCACAGATACTTTCATTACACTGTATATCAAAATCCACTTCTTAACGAAGACGATGTAACAGAAGTAGAAGGCGATAAAGAAGTAATGCCAGAGTCAGCGTGGCGAAGAATGTATCTTGCAGATTATTCATTATCAGCAGGTTTCTTTCCTAATATAGAAGACTGTATACAAGGTGATTTATTAGAAGCTCCACTACCAGGTAAAAGTTATGTAGCAGGTTTAGACTTAGGTGTTAGCCGAGACTTTACTGTACTTATTGTTATGGATGCAGATGAACGTAAAGTTGTATATCATAAATTTTGGGATAGCCAGTCATGGGTTCAGGTACAACAACATATAGCTGCAATCAGTGAAGAATGGGGTCTTCAAAGAATTATGGCAGACGCCACTGGAATGGGTCGTGCAATGGTCGAAGACCTTATGTCGTATAATATGCCAGTAGAAGGTGTATCGTTACAGAAAAATGTAAGAGAACAAATGCTTGCATCTATGACTGTAGCAATGGAACATAAAACAATAACATTTCCAGCAATACCTATATTGTTGAGACAGCTTAGAGCATTTCAACATATTAGAATGTCTAATGGAAACTTTAAAGCACAAGCTCCAGCAGGTGAGCATGATGATGAAGTTTTTGCATTAGGACTAGCATTGTCTGCTTGTAATGAACCGCAAGGATCTTATACAAGAAAAAGAGGATTTGGTAGAAGATATATGCCAACACAAGCTGAAGCTAATACTGGATATGGTATGGGTGGTATGAGTCCAGGTGAAAAGATAATGAAAGAAAGAAGACTAGCCAGAGTTGAAGAACGATGGGACAAGTCAGGAGTTGATCTATAATGGTAATGATAGATTATAATACAGCCAAACCTTTGGTCATGGGAGATCAAGAGTATGATTCATCTGCTCCTACAGCAGACGAAGTAGTACAACTTTTTTCTACATACAAAGATCATTTTGAAGTATTTCATTCTCAATGCGATGAAGAGGATGAATTTTATTTTGGTGAAAGACCAGTACCAGTACCAGACGATATGCCAATTGATCCAGTCAGACCTGCAACTCCACATGCAATTGTAAATGTTGCAACAGATCACGTTGACGTAAATAACCCTGCAATATTTGTACCTGCTCCATCACCTAGAGCTAAAAACAGAGCTGAAAGAATACAAAAATTTTTACAAGGTGTATGGATGCATATACCAGAACATACTAAAAGAACTGTTGTAAAACATTCTATACAGTATGGCGTTGCATTTATGAAAGCATGGTGGGATGGAGATAAATGGCCAGATGCACCACGCATGGAAGATTACGAAGATGAATCAGAATATAAAAATGCATTAGAAGATCATCTTGACAAAAGAGATATATCTTTTCCATTTGTATTAGATGCTGTTAGCCCAAGACATATAGTATGGGATGAATCTCGAACAGGTATGAAATGGGCAATAGAATATTACGATGCATCTTGTAACGATATACAAATGATGTATCCAGAATGGCAACCAATGATGAAATCATCTGAAACTGTTATGTTTATGGAATACTGGGATGACACATGGCATGGCAGAATGGCAGATGGAGAATGGGTATGGGGGCCACACAAACATGGTTACGGA